GGGGTAGCAGTTCCCGCCGTACCACCAAGGTTTACAGCGACAGGATTAGTCAGGCTAAACGTTGAGCCAACCAGCGTCAGACCTGTTCCCGCTGTGTATGACGCGCCGCCCGAAAACTGCGACCAGTTCATCGCGGTTACGCCAATCGTTCCACCCGCGTTAGCCGTACACACCCAACCGGTGTCACCTTGGCTACTACCCTGCTCCAAGAACGTAAACGCGCCGGGAACTTCTGACCATGTATCCATGTCGGTCGAACGTGTCCATGCACCCGTTGCAACGACATAAATGCCGTTCTCTGACGCGGTGCTTTGATTCTTGACTAGACACCTATCGCCAGCAACTAGCGCAATGCCGTCAACGGTTTGCGCGCCTGACAGCGTAATGTCAACCGTTGTACCAGCAACACACGAACCTTTTACATCAAGACCCGTAACCAGCGCATCAACATAGTTTTTATTTACTATGTCAGTGCCACTTGCGGGCGTTGTTGCAATCGTTCCCGTTGTCGTAGCAATGTTTGTAAACACGCCAGTAGACGGAACGGTCGCGCCAATTGTTGCGCCATCAATCGTGCCACCAGTGATTGATGCGATTCCACTTGCGCCAACCGTAAAGTACGTGCCAGCAGGCCCGACAAACGTCACAAAGCCCGCTGTATCGGTAAAAATGCCCTGTACCGGGACGATGTTTATCGTTTGCGTGTTTGCGGTTTGATTGTAAAGTGTCTGAGACATAACAGCCCCTTAGTCGGCTTGGGCGGCAGCAATGTAGAGCGTATTCGTGCCGGAACTAATCGCCTTGATGTAGAACGGTGCTTTCGGTGCTGCAATCAAAACCGGGTAGTTCATTGCTGCGGGCAGAATGTAGCTGCTGCTGCCAGTGCCGGTCGTGGGAATTGCAGGCGTTGCGACGGTGCTGCTGTTGGACAGTTCAACCGCTGCCACACCAGTTCCGGTGTTAAGCAGTTGCACATAGTTCGTTTGATCGTTTGTCGTGGCGACAATTTGCAGCGCGGAACTTGCTGAAGTAGTCAAATCAAGCGCATACGTTTTGCCACTAATTCTGATAACCGAAGTGTTAACCATTTTTCGACCTTTCTAAAGAAGAAAAGCCGCCCCTAGTGGAAGCGGCTTTCCCTTTTTTACGTCACCTATTAAAACTCGCTGAAGTCGTAACCGTAGACGAAAATGTCTACAGTGCCGCCCGCAACCGCTGTGCCAACTTTGACATACAGCGTCTGAGCCGAAAGGTTTACGTTTTTGGTTGCCGACACTACGGTCGAGTTCGTGACGTAGGTCGCACCGGTGTTGCTGGTCAGTGCGGCGTTGGTCACAATCTCAGTACCCGTACCTGCTGCGCCAGTCCAAATCGCCAATGCACCGCTGCTAACGTCTTTGTTAGCGTTGGTAATAGCGACGTTGGTCACTGCGTAGGAGGTCGTGTTGTTGATCGCCAAGGTCACCGAAGAATCGCCAGTTTGCGAGATGGGTACAGCGCTCGCAGATGCCAGCAGACGGATCGCCTGATTGGTCGCCAAATTCGACGGGTGAATGGTGCTAGTGGAAGCTGGGCCGGGATTAGACATTTGTCGTTTCCTTTTCTGTGTTGATTGTTGGGATTACGAAGCCACGCGGCAAGCGAGTTCCGGATACAGAGGAGCCCATCCATACAGCACATCAAGACGAGTCGGAATCGAGTCGTTATTGATGGTGTATTGACGGACAACGCGGATGCTCATGCCCAGTTCTTTGTCGCTTGCGCGGCCTGCGAAATGCACACCTTCGGGCAGTTCAAGATCAGCCATCGCAACCGTGAAGGCGTTGCGGTGCATGATGATGTTCTGCGGCGAAACGACACCGGTTTGGTTAAACGGGGTAACAGCAGCCGAAGCCGAAGTAGCCGAGATGCTGACGTTTTGGAACTGACCAGCAGTAATCACCGCCGGGGAAACAGTCACAGAGGTCGTGCCGCTGGTGGCAACGGTCACATCCGACATAACGACGAAATTACGCAGCTTGTTCGCGCCATAGGCTTGACGGTTCTGCGGGTTCACAGCGTAGACGTTCGCAATTTGAATCACGTCGCCTTGCTTGAGGCCAGCAGCAGCCGTGGCAGCGGTCAGAGCGATGGTCGAGGTCGAAGCCCAACCAGTCGTCAGGAAGCCCGTAGCGGTCGTGGTAGCGCACGACAGGGTAGCGGTGGAGTAAGAACCGAAGGTTTGGTTAACCACGTTCTGATCCATCTTCCACTTCATACCGGCGCTGTCAGTACCCATCAAGCCTTTTTCATACTGCTGGCTAATCTTAGCCGACGGCATGAACAGACCTTTCAGGCTGTCAACAATGGTCGCGGAAGTGAACGGCTCAACGATGCACGAACGGCGACCATCACGCGGCGCACCTTCGCTGTCAAGGTAAGCAGCAGCGGTCAGGTAGGTAATCAGACCGGTCGGCGGCGTTCCAGCAGTACCGACGATGTTGGCGGTGTTGTTCTTTGCCATCAGCAGACCGTCGCGGTCGATGCGGTTAGCAATGGTCGCAATCGCGGGCTTGAGCACACGATCCGAGAACATATCCAGCGTTAGCGCCAAGTCTTGCGTGGTGAACTGGGTATCGACGTGGAACTGGGTGGACAGGGTGACAGGCACGCTGGTTTCGTTGAAATCTTCAACGTTCAGCGCAGGGCCGGTCGTACCAATGAAGCGCCCCGGACGGCGAACGTTCACGGTGTTACCGATCTTCGCGCCAACAACGGCGAACTGATCGTCATAGTTACGGTCAACTTCACCAGTAAAGGTGAGTTCGTTTTCCAAGACCATCAAGGCCTCGTTGGTGATCTTACTAATAGTCAACAGATTGTTTGACATGATTTTTCCTTAAAATGAGAATGGAATCAGCGGATTTTTCCCGATTGGCGTGCAGCTTTCCATTGGGCGTAAGTACCGTGGAACTCCCCGTTACTATCGACTTTGCTATCCAATGTTGACCCCATCGCTTTAATCGGTTTAATCGGCGCAGGTGCTTTTGACACTTGCACAGGTTTTTCCGAACCAGTGGGCGTTTCTAGCTTCGCCTCCAGTTTCCCAATCTCGCGCAGTGCATTGATGGTTGACATTTTCGACAACCGTTCCCCAATTTCGGGGTTCTCTGCAAGGTGATACAGGATTTTCGGCCCTACATCACTTTCAAGGATGGCATCTCGCACCTGATCGCTAACGGCGACTTCGCTGCTTGCTACCATTTCCTCAAAATCAGGCAATTCCGCTTTAGTCTTTTCAAGTCGTTCGTTCCAAGCCGTTATGACTTTTTGACGTTCTTCCTGAATACGACGTTCAGCCTCTTGCTGATCTCGCTTTGCCAATGCGTTTTCTGCTGAGTAATCTGCCAACGCTTTCGCATACTCAAAAGCATCGGTAAATTGCTCCGGTTTCGGTTCTTCGTTGATCGGGTTAGCTTTTGGCGTAACCTGCGCTTCGAGTTCCCTTAACCGCGCTTCTAGCGCCGATCTTGCTTCACGTTCTTTTGCGGCTTCTTGCCGCGCTAGTTCGCGTTGCTTGGTCAGTTCTGAAAAGCGTTTTTCGAGTTTCGGATTCTGTTTCTTCTCCGGTTCGGTTGCCTCGTTAACTGCTTCCTGTCCACTCTCATCCTCGGATTCAGTCGGCTCGACCTCAGTCGCCTCAACTTGCTCGTCGGGAGCTAGACGCAGATGCTGGATGTTAAATTCGGCTAAATTTTCACTCGTTACAACGTTTTGAGCCTGCTTCGGCTCTTGCACTTCGGACATGAGTTACCCCACGATTTGACCCGTTGAATCCAACGGTAGATTTACTGCTGCAAGAATGGGCTACCACCTTGCGAAATATCTTGTGCTGCGAATTGAGCATACTGGCTTTGTTCCATGTTCCTGCGCTCAATTTCCTGCAATAGTCTATTGGTATCCATGTGATGCAACAACAGTTGCACGATGGCATCAATTTCGGTCTTGTTCTGCGACGTAATGGCGCGGGTGTTTTGGTCGTTAACCTTGACCTCTGCCATCGTCTCGGTGTTATGCGCCTTGCTGGTCACTTCCATCAACTTACGTTTAGTCGCCCCATCTTCCTTGATTTGGGCAACCTGACCACGGTTGTTGATCTCAAGCTGCATAGCCTGCAACTGTTGTTGCTGCTGCTCGATAATCTGCTTGCTTTGTGCCAGTTGCATCTGCACCTGCGGCGGAATCGGGCTTTTCTCGTCGATTTGCGCCAGCGGGTTAGTCGCTGCCAGTCGGTCGGCGATAATGTCTGCGCCGGGGAAATCCATGTTACGAAACACTAGGTCGCCAGCAATCTTAAACAGTTCATCTTTTGCCATCAGAGGCATCATTGCCTCGACTGCTTGAATGCGTTTGGACTGATATCCCGGGCCGGTATCCATAACAATGTCGTATTCACCGACAGTAACATCGTTAAGAATCGCACCCACAGCGTCGCGCTGGTTGATCGTTACCATGTCCGGCTGACCGTCATCGCCAATAATCCGCATGACGCGCTCCGAATCGTAAATCTTCGGGATCAGGTCAAGAATGATCTTGCCGGTGTGTTTGATCGAACGGGTCAGGTTGTCGTAGAAATGGTAATTCGACAGGTCAATCTGCTGCTGCTGACCGTTAAGCGCTTTGCCCGAAATGTTGCCAGTGGGCATTTGATTCGGATCGAAGATGCCAAGAACCGCTTGCAGGTCGCCATTGATTGACGATGCTGCTTCCATGATGCCTTGCGGCGGCGGCTCAGGTTGCAGCCGGGTCGGTTGCGGTGCTACGCGCCCTTCAATGTCAGTCTGCTTATAACGCAAGACCGGCGCTGACTTGATGTTAGCCTGCGCCCATTCGTTCTCATGGCCTTCGTCCTGACCTTCAGCCAACAGCCACTTTGCTTTCGGTGCAAGGGCGATGCTCTCAGTCTGACTGGTGCGCCAAAAGTTATACATCCGCTGCGGGTCTTTAGCATGGCGAACCAATCCGAACTTTTTACGCTTGTCCTCAACCGTCAGTTGTGCGCCGTAGACCGGAACAACAGGAATGTAGCTACCAATCCATTCGCCTTCTTCCAACACCTGCATCGAAGTGACTTTGCACCACTTGATAATTTTGCGGTACGTCTTGCGCTCGCTAACGATAAAGACACCAGCCGCCAACATCATGTTGGCATCGGGCAAGTCCTCTTTGTAGACTTTCGTGCCATCAGAAAGCAGAACAAGCGTCGCCGCTTTACGCTCAGTGTGGAAGTATTCCGCGATGCGGATATCTTCTTTCATTACCCATTCAGCCGAAGAATCGCCGGTCGCACGCAGCGTAAATCCCGATCCATCATCGGCATCGGGATACATTTCGCGGAACGTTGCTTTAGGAATGACTTCCGTTATCAAGCATTGTTCGGCATCTGAACCATCCGGCTCAACGCTGTTCGGATCAAAGTAAACCGTGAACGGGTTATGAATCGGACGGATATAAATTTCCTGATCGAACGAATCTTCCCGCACGTAATCGGTTTCAATTCGCCAGTAACCCCAACCCATCCTGACTGCGTAATCGAAGGCGTTGTCATAGGCAGTGTCAGCGTTTGAGTTGATCTCAATGTGCCGCGTGATGCCTTCTAAGACCTTGGCTATCTTTAGGTCGGCTTCGTTGTTGACAGGATGCACCTTGATGCGCGGGCGTTGCTGCCGCTGCTGGTTTGTAACCTGCCGCACATAGCTGTCGATCTTGTTGATCGTCAAACAGGGTCGCGCTTCAAGGTTGCGACTGTTCTGAATTTCAACAGGCCATTGATCGCCTGCTGCAAACTTCAAATCCTCAAGCGCCTCCATCCGATTGTTGCTATCGGCTTCGGAAGCCAGCCGCAAAAACTTCATCGCGGCTTCTATTCTTGGGTCATCTTCTTGATAGGGCATGGCTCAGTTTATCCCATCCAATTAGCGGGCACAACATAGGTATTGGTTTGTGCCTTGCGACCGCGCGGCTCTTTGACCATCAATGCGATGTATCTAAAGGCATCAGCGCCGTGTGAGTAATGGTCATGTAACGGTTGTTTACTAAATTGCCCGGTGTTGGGATCGACCTCGTACCGGTAATGCCGCAGGCAATCGATGCCTTCGCGGGTGTTCTCGCGGTCAAACCAACAGGCAGGGAAGATCGTCCGGGCGGCGTTGATGCTGTCCACGATGGGCACACGCGGTAAGATTTGTGTCTTATATCCCGCGTTCCTAACAATTTCTTCGATGCTCTTACCGTTGGCGGCTAAAGTTTTGTTTTCAGCGTCGTGCGGTAGCCATAAGGTGTCGTAGACATAGCCGAATGTCTGCATCTTGGACAGATAGTAGCTGATCGTCTGCTGGCTATCCTCAAAGTACCGCAGCAGGCGGGTTTCCATGCCCACGTACTGCAAAAACCATATCGCCGTGCTGTCAGACCAACCAAGGTCAAAAACAGCATGAACAGGCTTTGCAGGGTCATAGACAACATTTGTGATGCGCCCTTGCAGTTCAGCCATTTGCATCTCGCGGGCAAAGATCGCCCCGTCTACCGTCTGCCTACAGACACCTTCCCACACCGTGTTGTAGGCATCAATGTCCCGATTCTTGAGGGATTCTCGCTCTAGGTTTAGGGTTTCGGGAAACCACGGATTGTCTGACCAGTTGATCTTTTGAACTACTGCATCCTTAGGAGGATTGGCGACGAATCGCTGATAGGTCTCGTCTGTCTCTAGTTCCGGGTTGAAGCTGATCCATATCTCAGAACCTTCCTTGCGAATGGTCGGGATCAGGACATTCCACGAAAGTTTGCTTACGTTCGCAGCTTCTTCCACCCAGCAAATGTCTACGCCCTCGAAGGATTTAATGTTTGTTACATTGTTCTTTAAGCCGGAGAAGAAGAATTCTGTGCCGTTCTGTGCCCGGATCGTTGCTTGGGTGATCTCGTAGAACCCCATGAGTCCAAGGCTCTCGATTTGGTCACACAGCAGCTTGTGGACAGAATCCTTCAAGCTAGTCTGAAACTCGCGGGCACACAGGATACGCAGCGGTTTCCTAGCCCCAAGGATCAGCAGCGCCCTAGCAATCCCCCAAGACTTAGCGCCGCCTCGACCACCCCACAAAATGCGGTAACGAGACTTCTCAGGCTTAAACAGGCATTCCAGCTTCGCGGGAAACTGAGCATTCGCTATTGCTGCTGCAACGTCAGTCATTCCGGCCTGACAAAAGTGACGGTGATGCCTGACAGCAGCGGCGTTCCATCGGCATTTTCAAACGTGGCGGCTTGCAGTGCTTTGCCGTCCACCCGATCAATGATCTCTTTGATCGCCCAAGCCTCGCCGTTCTCAGCCTCTGTAATCAGCTTCTCAGCAATGGAATGAAGCCTATGTGGTTCTTGCGTAAGGATTTTCCGCAGCTTGTCGTAGAACAATCTCTGCCTTGCAGCATTCTGATTGCCTATCGGCGCTCCGCGTCCTTTTGTTTCAATTTCCATCGTCTTGATCTAATTAAGTTTTGTTGACAATAATCGTCACTTAGTTTTGGCTAAATCTTTGATCTTAGTGCGCTCTTGAGCCAGTAAATCAGGTGCTGCCACGCCCATTGCTGCGGCTATTGCGGCGTTTCTGCGGAACGGATCAAAGGCGGCAAATCGCGAACGAATGTTGTCGGAGTCTTTTACTATAAAAGATTTCGATCCAAATTCTTTGTCGTTTATTACTTTTGGATTTGCTAATTTAACCGGATAAGAAACATCCCCAAACATATATCCTCTTGGGTCTTTGTTTGTTAAATCTCTGTCGGAAAACCAATGCCCTCGCATTGCTGATTTAATTGCATCTTCATCGCCGCCAGTTAAGTAAGCTGTATTCGTACCAAGTTTTGCATTGTTAAAAGCCGATATGTCAGCATCGGTTGCATGATACGCAGTCGTATTGAACCCCATCGCCGCTGCCCGTTGCTCTGCCGTATTATTGGGCGGCAATCCTAGACCACCTTGCTCAACAGGCAATGCTGCTCGTTCTTGGGCTAGGCGCAATGCCTCGTCCTGCGGCGCAGAAAACATGCGCCCTGCTTGACGCTCAACCATTGCAACAGCTTCTTGTTCGCTGTTGGTCAATGATTTACCTTTAGCTATTTTCTTCTGTGCGCTTTCATACCGCATTTGCATTGCCGTTTGTTCAGCAGCAGTTTGTTTTTGCATCAATTCTGTCGGCCCTTTAGCCCGCATTTCCATTGCAAGATCAACAAATCTTTGCGCTGATTGAGGGTCATCCGAAATTTCATGCACAAATTGACTTTGAAACGGCCCTTTTGAATGCCCGGAAATTCTTGCTGGATATCTCATGGAACGTCCCGTTTGCGGGTCAAACACATCTACATAAGCTGAAGGGCCTGCCGCGCTGCCAGAGTATTGCGTAGTCGCTTCAAAGCCTTGTTTGTTTAACGTGTCTGCTAATTCGTCTGCTTTGCTGCGGATTAAATCTCTACCCCTGTTCGGCAAACCAGTTGTATCAATTACTGGCAAAGCCATGCCGGTTCTGAATGCGTAATTTTCCAACGCTTGACCTACTTGCGGCTTTGCAATATCCGCTAGTTTCACCATGCCCTTTGCAGCAGGGCCAGCCAACGGGATAGCCGATCCAATCAAATCGGTCGCCAACATAAGTTTCTCAGCGTCCTCCTGATTGCGCTTCCACGCCGGATAACGCTCGTCCATGATGGAAGTCGGCGGCATCATGTTAGCCCGCCCTCTTGCGCCCTGCCGAACCAAATTAGAATTGAGAAGCTGCGCCATCGACGAAATCGGCGTTCCCGTTGTCTCGACTGGCTCTACAGCATCCGCAATTCTTGGCATGATTAAGTTTTATTACGTTTCGAGATGGCTTTGGCTTTAGCCTTGGCATCTTCTTTACTGCTTGCACCCCATGCCTTCAAGGACAGCGCCAATCGGGTCGGTTTGCCGTCCTTTTCCATTGGGCCGGGCATATTGCCCATCCTTGCAAGGAAAGACGCTCTGCGCGGGTTATCGCCAGCTTTGACGGGAGGCTTCAACGTTCCCCCCGTCTCTGCATGATAACTAGCCCGTCCTTTGGCGTTGAGCCCGCCTTTAGGATTCTGACCTGCCTTTTTCGTCCACGCGGCGGTCATTTCTTTTTTGCTGCCTTCTTAACGGAGTAAGCAATCGCTACCGCTTGCTTGGGCGGCTTGCCAGCGGCAATCTCCGTTTTGATGTTTTTCTGCAATGCAGATTTACTGGCAGACTTTTTCAGCATTAGCTTGCACCGTGAATGGTTGCAAAGTTAATGATGACAGCTTCGGACAACGAACCACCCGTCATGTTACGCAGCGTGATAACAGCCGATCCGGTAGTCATGCTGCTGATGTAAGTCGTATAAGCGCCAGCAGTACCACCACCCGACACGTTGACGATGATTGCGTCATTAGCCGAAATCAAGCTGTTGGTCAGGGTGAACGACACAGCGGTGTTTGATGCCAGTGCCGCGTTGTTCATGGTGATGCGTCCAGCCGACTTGTTCAGAGTCACGCCAGTCGATTTGTCGGTCGCTTGCGTTACAGCCCCTTGTGCGGCAGCGCTGTAACCCAATTGCTCGCTCACAAAACAAGTCGTGAATTCGGGATCGGCGTAAGCCACGCCAGTTGCGACAGAATTGCTCATGTTGAACCCTTTCGTTAAGTTTCTTCTACAAACGCAACATCTTTCCAAGACATCAGAAGATATCGCACGTCATCTTCAAAATACTCTGTGTAACGCAGGTAATCATCGGCACTAGACTTCCCGTATGTGCCGAAAAACACCTTGTCGCCAACCTTTAACGGCATCGGGTCTTGCTTGCCGTTATCATACTTTTGCCCGTTACCTACCGCTACAACAACCCCACGGCTGTCGGCTTCGTTATCCATTACCTGAATCACGTCTGACTTAATGCGTGCCTCGGGCAATACTAAAATCTTGTCCTGCATCGGTTTGAACTTCATTCGTTCACCTCAACCAACACAGGCTCTTTACGCGGGCGACCGGGCTTGCGTTTTTCTTCGCCCCACCATTCTCCACACCACTCTACTTTGTGCTTGTTATAGCTTTGAGGATAACGGCGACATACGCCCATCACTTCATTGCCTGACAAGTAATAGTTACAAGTGCTACAGTTGTAGACAGCCATTCAATGCTCCTTCATTGCGTGGTTAGAATCTCTGAGACTGTCAAGAGTCTCAGGGATTCGCTTACTTCTGTTTGTATTCGGTACGCGAATGCGTGTAGCAAACGCCAGCAGTGCGACCCGTATCAAATTTCTTGTCTGCGCCGATAGCATCTTCTTTGCCCATCGCTACGCCACCGCGCATCGCTTCTTTGCGCTCGCCACTTGCATCAGCTTTAGCAA